AGCGCCGCCGGTGAGATGGTGACCGTAAAGATGAACGGCAAGCACGAGGTGCTGTCCATTACCATCAAGCCCGAGGCCGTGGACCCGGACGACATCGAGATGCTGGAAGACATGGTGGCTGCTGCCATCAACGCCACCGTGAAGCAGGTGGACGAGACCGCAGAAGCCGAGATGGGCAAGCTGACCGGCGGCCTGAATATTCCGGGTCTCTGAGCCGGGAAGGGGAGATACCATGGACTACACTGCCGCACCGCTGGAAAAGCTGATCGAAGAGTTCGGCAAGTTTCAGGGCGTGGGCCGCAAGGGTGCTACCCGCATGGCCTATCAGGTGCTGAGTATGTCGGATAAGGACGCTGCGGCGCTGGCCGATGCCATCCGCGGCGCGCACACCCGGCTGCACCGGTGCCGCATCTGCCAGAACTTTACGGATGCCGAGCTGTGCCCGGTGTGCGCCAGCGCCAAGCGGGACACCTCGGTGATCTGCGTGGTGGAAAAGCCCCGGGATGTGCAGGCTTTTGAGCGCACCCGGGAGTATAACGGTCTGTACCATGTGCTGCACGGTCTGCTGGACCCGCTGGCCGGTGTGGGCGCAGAGCAGCTGACCGTCAAGGAGCTGCTGGCGCGGCTGAAGGACGACACGGTGAAAGAGGTCATCATGGCAATGAACCCCACCGTGGAGGGCGAAGCCACCGCCATGTATCTGGCAAAGCTCATCAAGCCGCTGGGCATCCGGGTCACCCGGCTTGCCTCCGGTCTGCCGGTGGGTGCAAGCCTGGAATACGCCGATGAGACCACCCTGTACCGGGCGCTTTCCGGCCGGGGAGAGCTGTGAGTTTGTAAAAATTTACAATTCTGTCAGAAACAGCCCTTGCATTACCCTGAAAAAATGGTATACTGAAACAACGAACCGAACGGAGAAAGGAGGCGCGCAGCATGGCACCCACAAAGGAGCGCCCGGCGACCAAGACCATCGCCACCAACCGCGAAGCGCGCCACGAGTATTTTGTTCTGGAAGCGCTGGAGACCGGTGTGGAACTCAAAGGCACCGAGGTGAAAAGCCTGCGGGCCGGCGGGGTCAACCTGAAGGACAGCTGGGTGGATATTGAAAACGGCGAGCTGCTGGTAAAGGGGATGCACATCAGCCCCTACGACCACGGCAATCTGTTTAATCAGGACCCCATGCGTGTCCGGCGGCTTCTGGCGCACAAAAGTGAGATCCGGCGTCTGCACCAGCAGTGCAAGCTGCAGGGCTATACGCTGGTACCGCTCTCGCTTTATTTCAAGCATGGCCGCGTAAAAATGGAAGTGGGCTTGTGCAAGGGCAAAAAGCTGTACGACAAGCGTGCCGATGCCGCCCAGCGCGATGCAAAGCGCTCCATTGACCGGGCTGTGAAGTCCAACGGCAAGTATTATTAAGCATTCCAATTGCAGACTGCGGCTCACCGCAGAAAACCAAGCTTTCCGCACATCGCAAGATGTGCTTTATAAGGGGGCGTAAAGGTTTCGACGGGGGGAGCAAGGTCTGGGCAGCGGGTAGCAGTGGGGGAACTGCTCTATAACTCCTCCAAAAAAATTAACTGACAACAATAATTATCAGTTGCTCGCAGCCTGAGTGCTGCGCGTTCCGCCCACTCTTGTGTCGTGTGGGGCCGGGGCGTCCTTTAGACACAGCACCTGAACGGACCTAAGCTTTGCGGACCGGCAGGAACTCATGAAGCTACCAAAGCGCTAGCCTGACGATCGGCGTGGCGCGGCGGGAATGTTGTAGATCGCCTGCACCCGGAGACACCTACACTGAGCTCTTTTCGGACATGGGTTCGACTCCCATCGCCTCCACCAAATGTGAATCAGGCGAACCCCCCACGATCTATTTTGTGGGCGCGTTCTTCGTCCTGACCATGCCGCTCCCTGAGCGGTAAAGAAATAGGCACTCGGCCTTGATAGCCGGGTGCCTATTTCTTTTTGCCCTGCTGACAATATAAACAACATATTGCGGTCAATAATTGTGCAGTATACACCTTGATAACCATGCGTGTGTATGGTAATATACAATCACAGTAAAGGAAAGGTGGACAACAAAATGAAAATGAATCTGGTTAAAGAGCTGCACAAGGAAATCGATGGTGACAACTACGGCATGAAGCTGTATCAGGTCGGCCAGTACGAGGTCGAGGTTTTCCATACCGATTATGCAAGCGGAGCCGTGGAAGATGATATTCGGGTTTCTACCGTGGACGGGTGTAGCAGATACGTCCCGAAGATCTACTACAACAGCGAATTCTTTGGTTCTAAAGCGAAAGCGTTCACCATCCAGACCGTTTCTTATGGAGATCTGAAGCCTGAAGATTTCAGGGCCTATCTTGCTGCACAGAACGAGGCTCTGGAAGTCGTCGAAACCCTGAAAAAAGAGCTGCTGTAACAAGCACCCCGCCCCGAAAAGGCGGGGTTTATTTTTTGACAAAAAGACCATATACACGCCAGTATCTTTGTGCAGTCTAGCTCTTGTTTACCATGCGTATGTATGGTAATATACAGACACAATAAAGGACGGGGGTAAATCCAAAATGACCGCTAAATACTTCGCAAACTCTGCAAAATATCAGATCACGCTGAACCGTAAAGAAGCCGAGGCTCTCGCCTACTATGGCAGCTCCTACGACTACCTGATCACCGCTCTGAAGCTGTGGAGCGACGAGACTGCCGAGCTGAAGATCTTCGTCGATAACAAATTCACCGTCATGGCCGACCTGAACCGGGCGCTGGCCGCCAGCAGGAATTAAGGAGAGCACCGCAATGAAGAACATTCTGGTTGATATGCTGAAGGCTCAGGGCTTCATCGCCGCACAGTCCATGGAGTTCGCTTGTGAACACACGCTGCTCTCCAAGAAGTACGAGAAGCAGGTGCAGACCTGCTGGTACGGAGAGCGGACCTCCACGCTGGAGGTCAAGTTGTTCGTCAATCTGGAGGTCGGGATCTGCCGGGTGTGGTTCTACTCGGACGGTCGGCGGGATGCCTACAAGGAGCGGTGGTACTCCACTCTCGGCAAGCGCACCTATAACGCTATCGCCGAGACCGTCAAAAACGCAGGGTTTGAGATCTGAAGAACAAAAAGGCCCCCGGCAGCGATGCCGGGGGTTTTCTTATTCTTCTTTCTTCTTATCCCCGGCCTCCGGCTCGATCAGGTCCTCGATCTGGCAGCCGAGAACCTTTGCCAGCTTGAGCAACTGGTAAACGTCACGGGGCACCCGGAGACGGCGACACCACGACTCAATGGTCCGAAGCGGGACTCCGCTCTGCTTGGACAGGTCGGATCTGGTCATGCCCTTTTCGATCAGCCTTTTGTCGATTGGGGTCATGTTCTCGGTCATCGTCAGTTTCCTCATGCGGTGATCACTCCCTTTCGGAGTCTATTATACTGCGTGTGTATGGCTTTGTCAATTTGACGAAATAACCATACATACGCATTGTTATTTGTGCAGTATACATCTTGATAACCATGCGTATGTATGGTAATATATAGACACAATAAAGGACGGGGGTAAAACAAAATGACCAAGTATACGAAGTTCGAGGCAATCTTCAGAAACGAGACGCTGGTGTTCACCGACAGAGATCCGAAGTTCAGAAACCGGCTGGATGTGTACAATTACATCTGCGCAGAGCGGCTCGGCAAGAAGTACGGAAAGTTCATCCGCATCAACGAATCCACGGTTTGCTACTAAGAAGGAGGTCTGAATCGTGAAACGCTATAAGGTGTACGTCTACAACACGGTTGATAAGTTCTGGGACTGCTACGAGGTCCTTGCCGAGGATCCGGTGGATGCCCGGAACGTGGCAGTGCAGCGGTTGATCGACGAGACCGGGCACGGTGTGGATGTCTACGAAGTGACCGACGTGTGTGAGATCAAAGGCTAAGGGGGACAGCGAAATGATGACCAGTACGTTCGACAAGATCTATGCCAACGCCCAGAATATGAACATCGAGACCAGCGAGTGGTTTAACCGGGCGGGGTTCTTCTGGTGCCAATGCACCGAGAAGCAGTTGCAGAAGATGCGGCTGCTTCTCCGGGCGCAGGGCTGCAAGACCATCATGCGGGATGACGGTGAATGGTTCGTCCTGAAGAATGGCAACATCATCAAAGCAAACTGAGGGGGTCTGCATCGTGAAGTTCTATCATGCTACTACAAAGGAGGCTGCGGCAAGCATCCAAAAGGACGGCGTTCTGAAAGCCGGGCCTTTCGGGGAGGTGTTCCTCTGCCGCTCCCCGCTGGACGCTTGCAAGTTCCTCATCATCCGGGGAGTGCTTCAGGTTTCGGTGTTCGAGGTCAACCTGAAGCGCAGCGAGGTGACTGAGAGCCACGACCATTCCGAGGGGTTCTTCCAGTGCAAGGCATACACGCACGACGGCGACATTGCCGTTTCAGATCGGGTGCCTGTTCGCACCTATGACTTTCAAAATCTTGTAAAGGGGTATAAATCATGAAAATGGTAAACGCAAAGGGCGAGGCCGTCTATTTCAATCGGGCATGGAAGCACGGGAAGGAGACGTGGGTGGTTCAGGGCATCGGCGAAACGCTTGTGATCGGGCGTGATCGCCAGAAGCGCAGGAGCCGCACATTCACCCAGCTGCCGCAGGCTGAGAAGTATCTTGCTCGTATGGGCTTCAAAGCCGCCCCTTGAGCCTTGATTTTTCCAACGGAAAAAACACCCCCGGAGAAGCGTGTAAACTCTCCGGGGGTGTAACTTTATTCTGAATACACAAAACGCCACGCAGGGGCTTTCTGTGCGGGCGCAGAAAAGGGCAGGTGCTATTGTGCATCTGCCCTTTGTTTTGCGTGTGGTTTTACTCGCTGCAGATCCACTCTGCGTAGCGGAGATTGAGCCACCCGGCTCCGCTCTTGAGTCTGCCGTAGCTGCCCTGCACCTCGGTGATGGTGAAGACGTTCGGGCCACGGACGACCACGGTGGCGGGGTATTCACTGCCGGGGCCTTTCCGGGCGGCGACCATCGGGACGGTCACCCGAACCAGAAAGGGCGGCTGCGCCACGTTGTACTGGGTCAGGTTGTACCGCTCGATCATGGCGCAGAGAACCTCGACGTAGTCCGGAGCGGTGGCGTACCCGCCGTCCTTGATGATCTGGGCGGCGGTGCGGTAGTCCAGCTGCCAGCGCAGCCCCTTGTACCGCAGGTTGGTGCCGTTCATTGCCCCGGCGAGGTATGCGCTGTGGTCGGCGATGGAGTCCTCGACGCTGGCGTACACCCGGAACTCGGAGGGCTGCCGGACGGTCCCTCCGCTGCTGGCCTCCGAAGATACCCACGTCATGCTTTTCCCGGTCCATGTGGAGCCGGGCCAGTTGTTGCCGGAGAGGTTCTTCTTCATCCCGAAGCAGTTGTTGGAGGCCGAGGCCAGCGGATACCGGCCCCAGAAACTTTCAATGATGAACTGGGCGAGGGTGATTGCTGCCGGGATGCCGGACACGACGTTGTCCAAGGTGGCCAGCGGTGCAACCTTCTTGATGACCGCTTCGTGGGACAAATACTTCAGTTCTTCTGCTTGCATGGTGCCCTCACTTTCTGGCGGTGTACTTCAGGCTGATCCATCCGGCTCCGCTCTTCAGCTTGCCCCAGCCGCCCTGCTGCTGCACGATGGTGAAAACCTGCCCCTTGCTCACGGTCTGGGCGACGGCGTAGCTCGTGCCCGGCCCTTTGCGGACGTTCAGGCTGCTGGCCGTGATCTGAACGGTGAACGGCTCCGGGGCAGCCTCTGCGCCCAGTCGCTTGTTGACCTCGCTGGCGATGTACGGGAACTTGCTTTTGAGGTAGGGGCCGGGGCAGAGCGTGGACTTGAAGTAGCAGTGCATCGTGAGGTTCCCGGTCTTGTCGCCGGTGAAGTTGAGCCTCTGGATGCCGTTGCGCTTGCAGATGTCTACGCACAGGTCGATGAGCGAGGCCATCGCCTTGTCGCTCACAGTCCAGTTCGGACCGAGGGTGTTGTTCGCCACCTCGATGGTGATGGCCTGATTATCATTGTCCGGGCTGCTGGAGGTCCATGCCCGGTCCTTTTCCTCGACGTACATCCCGATGCGGCCATCGGTGCCGATGCCGTAGTTGGAACTTGCCCTGCGGCTGGTCGGGGTGAAAACTGCGCCGCACTGCTCCACGGTCAGATTGCCAGCCATGTGGTGGATGGTGATCTTGCGGATGGGCTTCTTGCGGGGGCTTGTCCTGTTCGGGCTGATCTTGGTGTAGGAGATCAGAGAACTGTTGCTCATGGGAGCGACCTCCTTTCTCCCCGGCGGGCTGCTGCACCCACCGGGGAAGGTCTGAATGTGTTATTCTTTGGTGATTTCGTCGGCGATGTTCTCGGCCACCTCGTCCATCTCCTTGATGGCGGCATCGATGAAAGTGTCCAAGAAGGGCGTGACCTCGATGCCCTTCATCTTGAGCAACCTGACGACCAGAGCGTGCTTGTCGGTCTTGGGAATCTTGCCAGCTTCTGCGGCTTTCTCTGCGCCCTTGACCAGCTTGCGGACCAGCGAGAAGATGCGCTGTTCACGGAGCCAAGGAATGCCGATCTTGGCAGCCATGAACATGGCAATGGTGCCGATGATCTCCATGACATTGGGCAGAATGGCGGTTGCAATTTCGGTGATATTCATAGTTTTCCTCCTGTTTATAAATCATTATTGTGGTGAGCTTCTTGATTCAGGTGCTTGTTGAGCTTTTCCAGTGCGTCTTTGCAGGGGCCGTTGCACCCCTGCTCAATGAGACCCTGAAGTGCGCCTCGCAGGCCATAGCAAATCAGGGATTGTTCGGCCATCATCTCCTTGATGATCTCGCTTTGCTTTCTGTCCCGCTCGGATGCTCTGTAAAGCGATACAGCCACGCCGCCAAGGACCCCCAGAGCCGTCACAAGGGCGGCAGTCTTGATGATGGTATCCACATCAATCCACATTGGCTTTGTCCACCTCCTTCCCGCTGTCATTTTTCAGAACGGCAGAATAGGCAGCCTCGATGTCTTGGAGCTGTTCCTCTGCGGCCACGGCTCCGAGTTGCGAAAGCTGGCTGTTCTGCTGCCTTACGATGTGAAGGAGGGATTCGACGGTGTCTATCAGAAATTCGATAAGTTGTAGCTCCATCTGTCCCCCATGCCGTTATGCGGAGTACGGCTCGCCGGTGATCTCCTGATACTCATCTTCGGTCAGACGCTGCGGCTTACGCTCCACCAGAATTTTCAGCATGGCTTTGTTCCAGCGGCCTGCGTTGTACTCTTTGACGGCGATGTTAAATGCGGGGCTGTGCTTCTTCTCACTCATTCTCCAGACCTCCCTCGGCGGTTGCGGTGGTGTCGTCCTCGGTCGGGACGCCCTCCAAAATACACAGATAGTCGATCATAGACGCAGCGTTTGCAATAGCAGCGTCACGGTTCTCGGTTTCGCGGCCCTGCTGGACGCCGCTAGAGCTGTACACAATTTTCATGGGATACCCTCCAATAGTGTTTTGATGTATTCATCCATGCGACCAAGCAATTTGTCGGAGTTGCCTTTTGCCGCATGGGCTTTCCAAGAGCGGTACTGCTCATATAGGGCAGATTTCGGTTTCTTGCCCGCCTTGACGAGCTGCGCCAGCCGAAATAGGCGCTTGCGCTCTGATTTTACGTTTTTGGGGTCAACCGTCATTATGACTTTACCTTGCGGCGTCAGTCGATAAATAAAGCCCATATACCGGAAGCCGTCCTGCAGGCGAACGATCCGCGTTTTCCTTGGGTGAAGTTCCAGACCGATAGCAGCATATTGCTGCCGGATGGCCTCGCACCATTCCTCCAACTGCTCTTTGCTGTGGTGGACTATGATGCTATCATCCATAAAACGAAGATACTTGTCTGCCCGTAGGCGTTCTTTTATGTAATGGTCGATGGGGTCAGGGACGGAGATCCCGGCCAGCTGGACCATCTGGCTTCCCGGGTTATACCCGGTTTCACCTGAATACTGGTGATCCAGAACATCCCGCACCCGCTTGTAATGACTGGGTGGCAGCTTCCGTTCAAACCTCTGGTTTGTGATCTCATGCCGAATGGAGGCATAATATCCGTGGACGTCAATCAGAAGAGCGCAACCGTCCGGGCCGTGCTGTCGGAACTCCCTTTCTAGGAAGAACTTCACCTGTTCACGTGCCCAGTCGGTTCCTTTGTCCTTCTGACAGGCGGCGTTGTGCCGGACGAAGCTGGCGGTCATTCTGGGATAAACTGAATTATCGTTTAGAGAGCGCTGGTATACCCGATCACGGAAACTCGCTGCAACGGCGGTTCGTGGCTTTGGGTATGTGATTTTTACAGTCGATGTCGGGCGAGGTCTATACGTGCCGTTTTCGAGATCTTCTTGGAGCTTGAGAATTTCGTCCATGCCATACATCAAAAATCGTCCAACATTTGCCTTTCGGCGGACATTCTTTGCGCACAGGTTCATGGAGGCATATAGAGCATCAAACCCAATTATTTCTTCATCTTGCACTTTAGTCTCCTGCAAGGTTTCGCCGGGTGATAGCAGGCAGTCCCGTGGGGCAGCTGCGTCCGGCGAATATTGTTCATCTGTCCGAAAAATGGGCAGACATGGCACTCGGCTCCTTGCACGGCGGTTTTACGCCCAACCCTTGCTATGCAAGAGCCTTTGTGGGCTTGCTGCCGTCCAATCCGGGGCAGACCGAATCGCATTGATGGCGTTCCAGTTGTTCACGTTGCCATCAGAGTTCACGTTGAACACGTTGTTCGCGTTGCCTCTATTCGCAGAGCGCAAGCGGACGTTCCGGCCCAATAGCCTACAGCCATTTATATCAAAACGCCTTATAGCGTTTTGAATCACTTTCGTGCCAGTCCCGGCAGCGCTGCCGGATGTCGCGCACGTTCCTTCCCCAGAAAACGCACCGTTTGCCAGAAAGATGGAAACAGCAACGGGCCATATCCATCAAGGCCAGCATTCGGGTGCAAAGCCGGATTGCTCTTTTCTGGAGGGCGAGGCGCTCCTTCTTGGTGTCTGCGCTGTCCACCCGCACGCCGTTGGCTTCAAAAATATCAAAATAAATTTGATCCGCTGTTGCCCACAGCTGCGCTGGGAGGTTGGCGTCAATCGCTGGATCAAAGACCTTCACGTTCTGCGTGATTTGCCGCACATAGAGCGCCAGATCGCGGGCGTCGTTGGGAAGGGTGAATTTGTTATCAGCAATTTGGTCTTTTCGCATTGCCATTGAAGGTTACTCGCTTTCCCGCCGGACAAGGTATTGTCCGGCGATTACTGGCCCAGTGTGGTGATTTTGCAAGCCGGGGCAGACCGAATCGCACGGATGGCGCTCCAGTAGTTCACGTTGCCAACAGAGTACACGGAGAACACGCCGTTCGCGTTGCCTCTATGCGCAGAGCGCAAGCGGACGTACCGGCCCACGGTCGGCTGCGCCAGATCGCGGGTGATGCGCAGCGGGTAGGTCTGCCACAGCGCCTGCGGCGCTGTGGCACCAGTGGCCTCTTTCCAATAGGGCCAGTATGTGCCCTCGCCCTTGATCTGAGGATTGCAATAGATTTCTTCCAGCGACGGCAGGAACACCTTGTCGTAGGTGATCACCGCCGAGCCGTCGTCCGTCACCGTATTGCCATAGGTCACGACCTTGGTGCGGGTCAGGGCGTTCTTGAAATCCTCCGAGAAGCCCGCCAGGAAGCCCGGAATGGTCTTTGCGCAATCGGGCATCATGTCCCACTTGTCCTGCGGGGTCCACCACTTCGTGGCGGGCTGGTCGCTGTTCAGCCACTGGCGGTATACAGATTTCCACCAGCGGTTGTCGCCGTAGGCCACGGCCTGAAGACTGTTCAGGTCGCCGTTTTCCTTCTGCATGAAGGTGCCGAGGTCGGTGCCCTCGTCGCCGGAAGAAACGGTACAGGTGTCGAGAAGCTCGCTCTTGTACTGATCCTTGTAGGCGTACACCTTGCAGGAAGTGATGGCCACATCCGGCGCATTGTAGAAACCGCAGAGCAGGGTCCCTGCCGCCAGCGCCTTGCTCGTGGTGAACTGCCATGTGGTGCCGGTCTTGACGTTCGTGCCCCAGTTGAAGCCGAAGGTCACATGGTAGGTGCCAGCGGGCAGGCCAGCCTCCGGGACGATGTAGAATGCCTGATTTGCCGAGAAGGGGATGTCATACAGAGTTGCGTAGTGCATCTGCATGGTAAGGGCCGGGGCGGTGCTGCCGGTTTCGCCCTCTGCGGTGTCGTCCGGCTGGACGACGTCCCAAGGGCAACTGTAAGTTTTGCCGTCCTTGTCGGTGTAGGTGTTGACCAGCTGGGTGCCGAGCGGGTAGATTTTCGGGGCTGCGCCGCTGGCGACGATCTGCCGGACGGTGTTCAGGTCAACGTCCATGCTGACTTCCGGCTGTGCGTTTGCAATGGCTCGCTGGGACGCTGCGATGTTACCAAGCAAAATTGCAATGGTGTCCAGCTTTTTGCCGTTCTCCTGAGCGGTTTCGTCCTTATAAACCGGGGAGATGATTTCCGAATTTGCCATGAGTTTTTACTCCTTTCAAGTTGTTGGTTTGGTATACTTCACGCAGAGCTCGCCGTCTACCACGACAAAGCCGCAGGATTCTAAAGCATTGACCCGGCGCTGCGTCTGGATCATATCATCCGCGAGAGCAAAAGCGCCGGTGCCGCCCAGAATAGTTACGTTTTCGGAGTTGGACGTTTTGATGTAGTAGTCGAAAATAGAGCTGACGCTATGGTTGCCGCTGTACGCGGGGAAGAAGTCGGCCACGCTCTCGTCTGCACTGACCGAAATGCTGTAAAGAACCTCGCCCTTGTCCGGGTCCTTTGCAAAGACGCCAACCTCGGTTACGGAAAAGCCGGTGGTTACGTTGTCATTGCTGAACACAAAACGAAGGTTCAGGGTGTCGCCGTCTGCGGCTGCGGAACTGATACCGACGCGGAGCTTTTCCGCTTTGAGGGACGTTCTGGTTGAGGCGTCCTCGGTCTTGGTGTAGCTGCCGGAACCAATCGCCGCGTGAGTGATCTGCGGCGTTGCTCCGCCAGCCTGCCATTTTGCCAGCAGCGCCTTGCCGTCGGTGGTAAGGACGCCGGGCTTGAATAATGCTGCCATTAGATTTTCACCTCCACATTGTTCTTGGCTTCCTCTGCCAAGGTCCAAAGCGCTGCGGTTGCATCCTCTCCGATCAGCTGTACCGCTTCCTCGCGGGGCAGATAAATCTCTTTCGGTCTAATGTCACCGATGATCAGGGAGCGCTTATTGACGTAATAGCAAACCGCAAGGCAGCGGGCCTTGTGCGCGAGGCAGATATTCGTATTCCGGCAGTTGGGGGTTCCGCAGCTCTCGTAATTGTAGCCGCTGCACCATCCGCAGCCGGTGGCCACCGGGCAGCTCAGGCATTTTTCCGGGCTTTGACTGGTTCGTGTGATAGCGTCCAGCATGGCCTTGGTTTCCCGCTGCTTCTCGGTGGTATAGAGACCCGTGTAGCAGTCGCCCAAGCACATAGGCTCTGCCAAAGCTGCACCCACGGATATGGGGGCATATCTGACACACGGGTACGCTTTGCCGTCCGGGGAAAAGCTCAGCATCTCGCCGGTGCCGCCGCACCAGTTCTTGTCATCGTGAGAGGGCAGCCCAATGTTCGGGTCGAGGATCCCAACCCAAACGTCAGGTGCATCCGAAATGAGGTAATCGGCCAGCCGTCGCAGCTCGGTGTAAAGGATCCGGGCTTCCTGCTCGGTATAAACAGGCTCGAAGGCATAATTGCAATGGATTTCTTTGCACCCTTCCGAGATCATCTGTTTTACGCTGGGGAAAATAAATTTGAAGCTGGTTCCAACGAAGGTCATCTTGCAGTTGAGCCAGCCGTATTTCTTCCCGTCCTGAAATGCAGCCCATGCCTTTTCAAAGCTGCCGACGCCGTTCTTGTCCACCCGGAACTTATCGTGAAGCTCCTGAACGCCGTCGATGGAAACGGTGACGCTCATGATTTCATGGTATTTATGAAAGAGGTGCTGTGCTGCATCGCTGAACCACAGCTGACCGTTGGTGGCGAAGCTGACCCGTGCCCTTGTCCAGAGCGGGCACTTGCGCCTCCAGCATTGCTTGAACCAGTAATCCGTGATCTTCTCGATCAGATCCGCTTCCAAGAGCGGCTCACCACCGATGAAATCCAAAACGACACCCTGAGTTTTTTTGTTGATAAAATCGCCGGTGCCGTCCTCGTAAAGGTCGATGATGTAATCAATGATCCTCTTCCCAGTTTCCAGACTCATGGCACCGCAGCTTTTGTGGTGCTCATAGCAATATGAGCATCGCAAAGTGCAGTCACCGGTCACCTGAAAAGTAATATTTCGGCAGGCTTCCAACCCGAGGTTTCCGTTGTTGAAAAGTCGGTGGACAAAGTTGGAATAATCTTCGCTTCGTGTCACCATTTGCAGTGCACCTCCTGCGCCTTAAAATCGAAGGCGAACTCTACCCTCTTAGAATAGAAGCCCTCAATCAGGGCACTAAGAACGGCGTCCTGAGCCACTCTCATTTTCAGGAAAGACGCACGGCAGGAGTTGCATACCTCGCGCAACATTTCCTTTGCGTCCGGGTTTTCGGCGTTTGCCAGCTCACGTGCCAGAATCGCCACAACGGCCTTGTTGCTTTCATAGATGTAGCTGAGGCGCTCAATGGTCAGACTTTCCTCCTCGGCCAGTCGAAATGTACTTTCAGCCATAATTGATTATCCCTTTCTCGGTGTCATAGTGAACTGTTTTTAGTGCCTCGAAATCGTCCTTGATTCGGAGTGTTTCCATCAGCAGGCGAGTGAACAGAGAGAGGTTTCGCCCCTCTCGCGGGGTATACTCCATCTTGTCAAGAGCTGCTGCGCCGATCTGATACAGCGCCCAGAGAGCCTCTTCCGTGTCGGGCGGAATATCAAAAATTCTGAACAGGAGATCTTCGTTGATGGGCATCTGAGAGTGCGTATCATCAAAAACGAAGGTGTGCACCGCCAGACCCCAAGCGTATAAATCCCGTTCTGCATCGCTTCGAAGAATGCGCCCACAGGCCGAAGCGATGCTTTTGACCGCAGCCGTACATTCCGTGAGCCATGCAGAAAAATCAGTGATCCCGGTGTTTTTGTAAACCCCCATGTAGCAAAGGGAATTGAAGAAACGCCCCTCTTTGGGGAATAGCTTCATTTCCTTTGTGAAATCTGCGGCGCTGAAAGGCTTCATCATGAGGAATTTATAAAGGCACTCGTGTCGGTCGTAGGACTGAAATTCCGGGGCGCTGGCGGGGGCAATGTTTGCAGTAGGCATTTAACCACCTCTTTCAGAAAAAGCTACCGCTCTTGCAAATGCCGGAGCAGCTACTGATGCATCCGCCTGAACA